AAACTGCGTCATATCAATGTAGTGTAACTTGTATGGGTAATGTTATGTTACAACCAACAATGTACTTCTATCTAGCTAATGTCCCCATGTTTAATGGTACATACTTAATATTTGATGTTAGTCATTCTATAAAAGCTGGACAGTTTGAAACATCATTTACTGGCGTCAGAATTTCAAACAGTAGCTTACCTTCATTAGACAGCACATTTATGTCTAGCTATAGACCATTGTTTAGTAGATTACTATCATCGGCGGTTAAGAAGAAACAACAAACTAACCCAGGTGTTACAACGGAAAGAACAATAACAACAAAAGATAAACAAAGCTTTAGTATTGATCCAGGATCTGCTGTAGGTAATGAAGATTTATCAAAAATCATAGTTAATCAATCTGGATTGTTATATGATATGATTCCATATAATGGTGCCAAGGTGGGCAGCGGAACAGAAAAGTATATTCAATATATTGAACCAGCTAAGGGTGAATTCTGGCTTAGAACTAGAGTAGTTTTATTTGGCGGATCAAAGTATGATCCAACAGGTGAATTAGAGTTAGTTAGCGGATGGAAAGCATATCCAAATGTCATTAAGAAATATACCGACATTAAAGATAGTCTTTATGATTATTATGCAGTTAGAATGGTTTTGAATAACAACAAAGAAGAAATTTTCAAATATGATACTGAGTTTTATAACCCTAGCTTACGTTTGACTTACAAGTTAACAACAGATGTTAACCCATCAACTGGAAGATTTGACGGCCCCGTACACAATGGCCCATCAATAACAGACAGTAAAGCTAGTCAATACGGAATAGCAATGTCTGCTAAGCTTATGAAAAAATTAAAACTAAATGAAGGAGATGTGGTCTATTTTAGACTAAACATTAGAAAATAGTAATTATTAAAGTATTTATAGGTATATATTTTAACATTATGGAAAAATTAAATAAATCAGTAGATCAGTTCTTAAACCCAAAGGTTTCTAGACAAGTATCAAATGACTCAATGGAAAGAGAGGAGTGCGATTTACAAACTGGCGAATGCTATGTTATTAGATCAAAAGACGGTATCGTTGAAAGAATAAATAAAAAATACATTACCGAAGACGGTAGACAATTATTACAAGACTAATACTATGTTAGAGCAAAAACTTTTAGAAGAAATCAATAGATATAAATCTATTAATAAAAATGCAAAATCACTTTATGTGATTACTGAGCAAGAATTACCAGCAGCTCCAGCACCTACTGACGCCCCAGCAGAACCTGGTGCGGCTTTAGATATGCCACCAGCTGATCCAGCAGGAATGCCAGCAGACGCTCCAGCATTACCAGATTCACCAGAAGGTGCGGAAAATACTGAAGAAGTGGACGTTACAGATTTGGTTAATATGACCAAGAACATCAAAAACGAATTAGAAGCTTCTAAAGGTGAACAAAGTGGTGTTATGCAACAAATGGATGCGGTATTCAGCAAACTAGATGATCTTGAAGCTAAATTAAGCAACATGGATGCGGTTATTGCTAAAATTGACCAATTAGGGGCAAAGATAGATGACGTTAAACCACAAACACCTCAAGAAAAATTAGAGATGCGTTCATTGGATTCATATCCTTTTAATGAAAAACCTCAAGAATTTTTCGCACATAAACAACAAGAAATGAGAGCTAGTGGTAAAAACGAATATGTTTTAACTAAGAGCGACATTGAAAATTATTCTAAAGAAGACTTAAGTCAGTCATTTAACCCTTATGAAGACGAACAACAATCTAGGTTCTAATGTTAACCTATTTTTAGGTCTACAATGTCAATTTAAGATAATGCATTGGCAGACAAAGGGTTATGCTAGACACATGGCTTTTGGTAACATATATGACACACTAGATGGTCTTATTGACCAATATGTAGAAATATCGATGGGTAAGTTTGGAAGATTTACAATTGATGAATCAAATAGAACAATTGAAATTTTTAATTTATTAGACATTGAAATTGTTAAATTTTTACAAAAAATAAAAGAATTTTTAATCGGCTTAAGCTCAGAATTATCACCAGAAAGTGATACAGACTTATTAAACTTAAGAGATGAAATGCTTGGCGAGGTTAATAAATTAGCCTACCTTCTAACTTTAGAATAAAACTATTTAAAAAATGATATCAGGATCAGCAGCATTAACAGCATCAAATACAACAACCGGATCTCTTTCGTATATTAACTCGTTAGTTACCGGTGCTACTTCACAAGGTCTATATAGAATTCTTGTTGGTAATAACCATATGAACGAGTCAATGGCGGATGAATTAAGAAATACATATGGTTATACCGTTACCGCTAAAAATTCTTTTATGGGTACTTATGATGATTATATTGTAAGTTGGGGTGATATTGATAGCTAACAAATAAAAAATTTAAAAAAATATTAAGCCCAGATTTTTTAATCTGGGTTTTTTTATGTATCTTTTATCATAAGATTATTAACAATTAAAAAAAACTATTATGGCAACAGTAGATTCAGTACTAGCACAGTACGAAAAAAACAAAAACGCTACAAGTAGCAACGCGAACAAGATTTCACAAGAAGACAGAATGAAAAAGTATTTTACAACTGTTCTTCCTAAAGGTTCTAAGTCTGGTGAAAGACGTATTAGAATCCTACCAACTAAAGATGGTGAAACACCATTTAAAGAAGGTTACTTCCACGAGATTCAAATTGATGGTAATTGGACTAAATTATATGATCCAGCTCAAGAAGGTAAACGTTCACCATTAAATGAGGTTAAGGATGCATTATATGCTACTAAAGTTCAATCTGATGCTGAATTAGCTCGTCAGTACCGTTCACGTAAGTTCTACATCGTTAAAGTTATTGATAGAGATAACGAACAAGACGGACCTAAATTCTGGAGATTTAAGCACAACGCTAAGGGTGATGGTATCATTGATAAGATCTTCCCGATTTTCCAAAAGAAAGGTGATATTACCGATGTTGAAACTGGTAGAGATTTAACAATTTTCTTAACATTAACCAAGTCTGGTAACGGTAAAGAATATACTTCAATCAGTTCAGTAATGCCTGAGGATCCATCTCCATTACACACAGACGGAGCAACAGCTAGTGCGTGGGTTAATGAAGAAACAGTATGGTCTGACGTTTATTCTAAGAAACCAGAGGAGTATCTTGAAATGGTTGCTAAGGGTGAAACTCCACGTTGGGATAGTGATACTAAGAAGTGGGTGTCTAACTCACAAGGTGAAGAGGTTTTCAAAGCACCTTCTGCACCAATCGAAGATCCACAGGAGGAAGATGATGCGGACGAGAACTTACCGTTCTAATTATACAAGGGGCGGAGATAACGTCACAAGCCCCATTTTTAAAAAAACTATAACATGGCTATTAAGAAAAAACAATTTAACGACGAAGACATCCTGAAGGAGTTTTCAACGAAGACAAAATATAAAGAAACCAACTACTATTATTGTGGTCAAGCATTTTTAGATGCTTGTGGTATGCCTGGTCCGGTTATGGGTGGTATTAACATGTTTCTAGGTCACTCTAACTCATCTAAGACAACAGCAATGATTTTAGCTGCTGTAGATGCACAAAAGAAAGGACACTTACCTGTTTTCATTATTACAGAAAAGAAATGGAACTGGGAGCACGCTGTTCAATTAGGTCTTCAAGCTGAACAAGATGAAGATGGAGAATGGCATGGTAATTTTATCTTTAATGATGGATTTGATTACATTGAAGAAATTACAGATTTTATTAACAAATTAATTGATGCGCAGGCATCTGGTAAATTAAGTAAAAACTTATTGATTTGTTGGGATTCTGTTGGATCTGTTCCATGTAAAATGACCTTTGAAGGTAAAGGTGGTAAGCAACATAATGCATCAGCTTTAGCAGATAAAATTGGCATGGGTATTCACTCAAGAATTTCTAAATCTAAAAAAGAAGATTATCCAACTAAAGAGAATCCGTTATACGTTACAATGATTGTTGTTAACCAACCATGGGTTGAGCTTCCTGATAATCCATTTGGACAACCAGAAATCAAAGCAAAAGGTGGTGAAGCATTATGGTTAGCATCATCAATTGTATTCTTATTCGGTAACCAAAAGAAAGCTGGTATCAATCACATTGATGCAGTTAAGGGTGGCAGAAAAGTTACATATGCAATTAGAACTAAAATCTCAATCCTTAAGAACCACGTAAATGGTTTAGCATATAGAGATGGAAAAATTATTGCAGTACCACAAGGATACATCCACGATACGAAAGAAGCATTAGATACATATAAGAAAGATTATTCTGATTATTGGAATCAAGTACTAGGTGGATTTGGTGATGGTGATATTGAATTTTCTGAATCTGAGGATGAAGAAATTGGTGGAGAATAGTGTTTTTATTTTTTAACTTTTAATACAATAGACGAAATGTCTAAAACATTGTTGGTTGACGGTGATAATTTGTTAACCATAGGTTTTTACGGTCAGAAGAATAGATTTTATAAGGGTCAACATATTGGGGGTTTATTCCACTTTATCGACACCCTTAGAAGATCTTTCGAAACATATCAGTTAGACAAAATCTGTGTATTTTGGGATGGTAGAGAAGGCTCTTTATCAAGAAAGAAAATATACCATCAATACAAAGAAAATAGAAAACAAAGAAACAGAACTGAGGAGGAGATCAATTCGTATCAATACCAAAGAAACAGAATCAAACAATATCTGGAAGAGTTATATGTTAGACAGGCAGAGTTTGAATACTGCGAAGCTGACGATTGTATAGCTTTTTATACACAATCCTCAACATCTGAGAAAAAGATCATCTATTCATCTGATAGAGATTTAGTACAATTAATTAATGATGACGTTGTTTTATATAATCCATCTCATAGAAAATTATATTCTAGAAATGATATTATACAATATGACCACGAAGAC